GCAATGGAAAAGAATTTAACGTTAAAAATTATCGCATCAATTGCGGGGTTATTTATTAGTTTTTACGCATGGAATTCTTGGAAAAATTCATGCAATAAAGAACCAAAAATTGTACGATACAATGATACAATTGTTGTATTAAAAGCAACAGTTGACACGCTGAAATTGGAACGCATTAAACTAAAAACGATATATGAAAAAGACATCGATACTATTTATATGTACGATAGCACTGCCATTGATAGCGCATACACAAAGTCTATCCAAAGACTCATCGAACTGGAGAAAGCTGGATTCTTTGCGAACTGAAAGACGATTGGTTGTGTTGGGTGTGCGGTCACTTGACTACTACATTGAACTCAACTCAAATCTAAGTAAGGAGATTCAGTCACTAACCAAGATGAATGCAGTTAATGTTGCTTATATAGAACAATTGGAGGCTGATTTGACTCATTTAAGACAAGTTAATGATGATGAGGTAAGAGCAAAAAAAAAGTGGCGTAATACCACTCTTTTGATATCAGGTGCGAATGTCATTTTTTTGACATCATTCTTTTTAAGTAGATAGCAAAGTCCAACGCCTCCTCATAAGCGTGTTGCATCCATTCCTTTTCTGATAGATTCGCCTTATCTACAGTTGTTCCATACTTAATTCGCCCCATTTTTTCACGTGAGATGAGGTCGCTAATAACCTCTTTGTAGATGTCGCTCTGGCAGTTGTCAAAATCATGGGTGATATTCATATTTTAACTTGTAATTTAGGTTGTGTTTCTTGTTGTGTGCGAATGTACTCCGTTAGTTCAGGTAGCATCCAGTATCCATATTCCGCCAAAACTGCTGTAAATTCCGACATTTGGCGAGTTATGTCAGGCAATAGCGCACCGTCTGCATCCCAAAGAGCAGTAATTGTCTTACCGTGTTCACGCTGAATCGACTCATTGAGTCTCTTTAATAGCATTTTAGTTTGGTGATTATAGAACCATTTGATTCCTTCGCATTCATCGCCTGCGTAGATGGATGCCTGCAACCACATCAGTAGGTTCAGCACCTTGATTTTTTCAAGTTCGTCTTGACTGATTTCTGTTTTCATTTTATTTGTTTTTAGTTGTGTGCCAGTACATATCGCACTCATTATTTTTTAGTGGAACATTCATAAAATAAGACTGCATCATTCCATCAGTTGCAGTGTAACGATAACAAGATTCTTTCATTGGGCAATTTGTACCCATGCATTTTGTGATATCTGCCATAGTGCTAATTTATTAAGCGAATGCGTATTTGCCAAAATTCTTTTTTAATTCATAAAATGATCTCATCATTATTGCGTCAGCAAAGTCGGGAGATATTCCGTGCCTCTTTTTAAGGTCTTCCTTATTGGTCACTCGCAGCTTTCCATCACTATCTATTTTCTCCCTGCGTATCATTTCGAGTTCCTTGACAATGGTATCCTTATGCGTTCCTTCAAATGTGATAGCGTTACTACTTATCAATTCTCCCAACTTAAAATAGCAGTCGCATTTCAAATTCATATAATTGTCACGGACTGCCTTTGATCCGTTAAGAAATCCTTTGCACCTGATAAAGTCAACCACTCCACCACCTATCCCATCCTCATCCACCAGTACGTTAGATAATCTTACGGAGTGATTTTTGATTGGGTCATTGATAGTGTCAACTACTTCATTGATAGGCTTGTGTTTCAATACCACGAACTTTTCTGCGTGCAAATTATTCCACACAATTATCACAGTCCTATCGTCACCCATCCGAGCAATATCCGCAGTTATGAATTTATCTCCCAATGTGGTTGATGGTCTGAAGCATCGCAGTAAATCATCATATTCATAAAGTCGGTCTTTCGTTTCGTCATAATCCCAATCACCTTCGAGTAATCTTTTGCGGTCAATATCGGGAAGCATCTGTAATGACTCAATGTACACTGGTGAGATGTGTGGGTTATCCGTTGGGAGCGCTTGAATGAATCGCCTATCTTTTCTTATTGATCCATTCCTTTGCGCATCAAAGAATTCTCTATATAGCCATCCTTTATGTGGGTTGCAGGTCAATAGTCCTTTTGGATTGTCATTGATTAGCTTGTAACGCACACGTGAATTCAAGATGTTTATGCATTTTTCAGTTACCTCACTGGCTTCATCCACAAAGTAGTCTGTGATTTCAAGCGAACCAAATCTACCAAAGTCGGGATCACTTGGCATATCAGCTAAATCCATCAAGATAATTTGTGAGCCATTGTACCAATTGATAACGTGGTCTTGACCATTATACGTGAAATGTTTTCCTGCGATGAGATTATATTTCGTGCAAAGTTCAAAGAATGTAGCGAGAGTAGATAGTCGCAACTTTTTAAGTTCAGCACGACCAATTAGTCCACGTGTGCCGGGATACTTTAACCGTCTTTTTATTTGCCAATCGCAACCAAGAAAAGATTTTCCTGAACCTGCAGAACCGCCATATAACAACTGCCTGCAATCATTGTCAATTGCAAGATAGGATAGTGCCTCTTTTTGCTTATCGTGGAATTCAATCATAAGCCATCCTTAATCTTTTGCTGCAAAATATGACTATCCATTATATCCGAATAGATGAGCCTCGACAATTCACACTGGTAATCATCTTTGAACTTTTGCCTACTCAATTTGTCCAATCTTTTCGCCTTGTATGCACTAATCGATTGAGCGTCTAAGGTCTTTTTGTATGCCATAAATTGCCATTTCTTCCAATCATCATCCGACCACATCTCATCCCTGATAACTTTCTTATCATAGAAGGTGCGAACTTTCATAGGTGCTAACATCAAGACAAAGTCTCTTTTGTTTTCTCGCCACAATCGGATGTCTTCGTTAAATGTATCCGTCCAATCAACTGGTTGATCCGTTGTGTTAGATGGCAACTCAATCTTGGCTTTCTTTTTGTCAATTGCCAAGTTAGTCTTCATCTTGAAATCATTATAGGACTTCAGGATATCTGATAAGAATGCAACCGACATCATATTAAATGATTCGATTCTTTCCCATTCAGTACCCACCGCATTGAGTTGGAATGCCAATGCCATTTCGCCAGTGGTGAGATATGGATAATGCGTCTGCATTGTCACGTACAAAAGATTCGTTTCTTCATCCGAAGGAAGATTCTTGATTCCATAAAGGACTATTCCATAGGCAATGGATTGTTTGAAAATAGATAGCGTTATATCGCAAATGCGTGGCGATTCAAGACTTGTGATGAATGCCTTTTCGTTATGAGTTAACCCACTGTTGTAAGCTATCTCTTTGAATTCTACCAATTGTTTCATTGTGTTGATTTTTAGTTGTTACAAATTTACTTAAATCCCAAGCTGAGCGAACTGCTGCCTTCCAGTCTTTCATTTTGTTTTTGCCGTACTTCCAACCTGTGTTAGTATAATGGCTGATAAAGACATCAGCAAAATGAAGCGCATCTTCGCTATTCGCATTGGGCATTCTTTCGAGAAAGTAGTCAGCGACTTCCTCAAGTGATGGAGCAATGAAAAGACATCCTTTCGATTTTGTTTGTTGGTTGTTCAACTGATTCTCTAATTGGGTCACTCTCTCTCTTAACGAGTGAACCTCTAAGATTAAAGTATTGATGTCCATTGTTTAGCATTAGTTTAGTTGTGTTGCAATTATAACCATTTTTCTCAAATGCCAAGATAAAATCATTGACCAAGAATTTGAATTGAGCGTCTCTGGTGTACAGATTACAGCATTTTTTCACTGAGTGAATCACCGTTGCGTGATCTATACCATATGAATCACCAATACATTTGAGCGTTTTGTTGTACTCGGTAAAGTAAGTGAATGCAATACAGATAGCACGTGCGTCAACTACTGCTCTTTTGCGTGTGCGACTTTTTATTTGAGTCTCACTAACATCCATAAGTTCACTGCACGTCTGGTAAAGAATCTCATCAACTTTCTTCATACTTTCGATATGCTCCAAGTCTTTGGATTTCACAACAATCAATTCACGTAGTTCAGCAAGTTGCCTTTCTATTTGGCTTATTGTGTGGAATATCATTTCATTCATCTTGACCTCCGTATATTTCGTTGTAGTATTGTTGAGCTGTTTGGTATAGTATATTACTATTAAACAAATCTACATCTACACCATAGCGAAACGCATTTTCAATCTGCTCACGTTCCATTTGTTTTGCTTTTTGTTCTAATTTATAGACTAAATCACAAACTTCCTCTCGATGCATGCATTGACACAATTCATCATAAAGCCATTGTAGTGCTGTTTGTTTAGTTTCCATCTTTACAAATATTTTACTGGTTCGTGTTCATTTTCATTTTCAGCAACCGCCAATGATATCAATTCGCATTTGTCAACTCCAATCAACTTGGATAGTTTGTCAATATGGTTAATGCTCATTGTGATTGGGTAAGTTTCGTACTTCCTTCCAGT